CCAGATGGTTGAATGCACCTGACGCGGCGTCTACCTGATCCTTATACTTACCGCGGGGGAAGTGCCTCAGCTCTGTCCAGAACTCTATACACCATGGACAGCGACGGAGGAGTACGTTCCCGTGGTTGACCTGACAGGCAAATGGGGTGGCCCGGACGATCTTGTTCTTGCTCACGTTCTCACAGTCGACGACAAAGCCAGACAGGTTGCGTATGGTGTTCTGCGCCGATTCTTTACCACCACTGCCCGGTTCCTGCTCTACCCACACCTCACACTCTTTCCCGTCGAAGATTGCTGTCTGGAGTATGATGTCTTCTCGTTCGGCCGCGTCCCACTGTCCACGAACGACGTCGAGCACTACGAACTTCCCGTCGGGCATCGTGGCCATCTTGACGCCTGCGGTGTAGCACCCCGCCCCCTCGGTGCCTGCCTTGTCCCAGTACCGCACGATCTTGATCAGCTGGGCCGGGTCGTAGTCGATGCAAGCGAGTCCATCGCGGGGTACTTTGAAGATCCCACCACCACGGGGAGTCGGTCGTTGCTGCTCTTGGGTGGCGATAGTGGCTGGATCTGCCATCCGTGCTTCTCGCCCAGCCAGTGCGTCTTCATCATACCGCTCGGGCCAAAGGGGCTGGCCCTCTGTACTGCGGGGGTCTACCACGTCGAGAGAAGTAAAGATCCTGTTCCCCTCATCTGCTTCGTAACGGGCTGGTAGACAGAGCACTTCCCAGTCTTCTTGCTCCATGACGTGACCGAACAGATCGAGCATGTGTGATCTTTGACCGACCAACACATACGCACCATACCGTTCGTCGTTGAGACGGGTAGACATCGAGTTGTCCCACCAGTCGAGCGTGTTCTGGCGTTCGACATCAGACTCGCCATCCAAGATGTTGTGCGGGTCATCCACTACGATGACGTCGCCGCCCTCCCCAGTCAACCCACCACCTGTCGACGTGGCCAGTCGTGTTCCACCGAAGTTGTTCTCGAACCGTGTCTTCTCGTTCTGGTCACTCACCATCTTGAAGTCGGCGTACTGCTGCGCCATGAGGGTCTGATAGTAGGGGGCCTGCACGATTCGACGACACTTCACACTGTCTCTCGTCGACAGCCGCTGGTCGTAAGTACTGTACAGGAACCGTGTGCCTGGTCCACCAAGGAAGTTCGGGTTGTCTACTTCGTCGTCTGAGAGTCGTTGCAACCACGACCAGGCGGGCCAGAACACGGACACATTCAGACTCTTCATGTGTCGTGGGGGCATGTTGATGATCAGCCGCTTGATCTCTCCACGGGTTACTGCTTCGAGATGTTCGCAGACACAGTCGATGTGCCAACCGGACACATAGCCCCGCGACTCAACGTAGATCCACTCACGCGGAATGAAGTGACGCAGCTTTCGCAGGGAGAGCTCGCGGTTTATCATCTCGGCTGGGGGTAGCTTTTGCTGTAAGGTGCTCAAGGAGTTCCAGTTCCTCTATGGAGAGTTTGCTCAAGTCCAGCTCTGCTTTGTCGACGTCCATGTGCAAGTGCGCATGGTCTATTCGTCCTGCGATGTTCCCTTCCATCTTACGAGCCCACCCATAGCGGTTCTGCATGTTCATCATAAACAGTGTCGGGTTGAAGTGTGGGTTGTACAGGTTCTTCCGGCCTCTTGTGTACCACCATGCCTTCGAGAGTTCGGTGCCGATCTTTATGGCTGTAGCAAACCGCGGATACTTCTCTGTCCACTGGTGGAGTACGTTCTGCGGCTTCCCGAGTACTGGTACGAGTTCGCAAAGGGCGGCGCCGGAAGCGAGCATCTGCAAAGCTATGACCGGGTGCCAGTTCGGGTTGTAGTGGGTGGGTGTTCCCCCCTTCGGTCCCGGTCTGATCATCTCATAGGATTCTGGTTCTGGTAGCTCTGCGAGTATGGGAGTGAGGTCTACTGAGTCGGGCATGTACTCGACGGGGATTTCGTTTAGTTTCTTCTTCGTCTTGTCCTGCTGGGCTTGCAGGTCAGCTTTCGTAGGGGTCGGTGGGTGTCGCCGAGTTCGTTTCTTCTTCGGCTTGTCCTCAAGGGGGACGTCTAAGAGTTTGCGTATTCGTTTGGCCGCCATGGTGTGTCCTTTGTTGCGTATAATATACTTTGGGTTGGGTAGGAATACTAAATTCGTGGGGTCGGTAAGGGGGTAGAGGGGGTGAGAAGTGTAGAAAAGTGGGTTTTCCCGGTGTTGTAAGTACTTGGTGGGAGTAGGATTAGGGGAAAAGTGTAAAATAGTTGAATTATTTTGCCTGGAAGGGTTTTACTTTGTGTTAAGTTAAGTTACTTTAATTAGTAGTGAGAGAGAAACACACAACACAGGGAGAAAGCAAGATGAAAAACACAGCATCTGATAGCATTCATGACCATAACCGTCCTCCACGCCTGCGGGGCGTTCTGATGCAGACTGTCCGGCACAACCGACGCGAGGACGTACTCGAAGTCAGATTCGAATTCAACTGGGACACGGTCGACTGGCTCCGGGCCACGATGGAAGGTCGACGCGAGTTCGTCAGGTCGAAACAGATCTGGCTGGTCGATGCAAACGTCCACAACACCCACCACCTCCGGGTCCGTGGGTTCCGGTTCGACAAGTCTGTCCGGGATATGATCACACGACGTAAGGCGAAAGCGATCCAGTTGAAGAAAGGCATCCACCTGGGCGGCATACCCGGACTGAAAGGCGACCTCCACCCGTTCCAAGAAGAGGGTGTCCTGTTTGTAGAGCAACACGGGGGGCGCGTGCTAATCGGTGACGAGATGGGACTCGGTAAGACAATCGAAGCCCTGGCGTGGCTACAGTACCGCCAGGACATTCGCCCCGCTGTCGTCGTGTGTCCCGCCTGCGTGAAGTGGAACTGGGAAAGAGAAGCACTCACCTGGACTTCTATGACGACTCAAGTACTGGAGGGACGGAAGCCGAATCCCGACTTGCTGAAGGCCGATCTCATCATCCTCAATTACGCAATTCTGGGTGGGTGGAGTCGTCTGCTGAAAGAGAGGGGCATGAAGGCCCTGATCGGTGACGAGATCCAGTACATCAAGAACAGAAAGGCGAAGCGGACAACAGCGTTCAAAGAGCTGGCACGAAAGATCCCGAATGTCCTTGCCCTGTCCGGGACACCGATCATCTCGAAGCCGATCGAATTCTTCGAGTGCCTGAACATGCTAAGACCGAATCAGTTCTCCTCCTTCTGGAACTACGCGAACCGATACTGCAACGCACACGAGGCACAGTGGGGCTGGGTGTTCGACGGGGCCACACACACCGACGAACTGCACGAGCTGGTGAGCAAGGACGTCATGATTCGGCGGCGGAAGGTTGACGTACTGAAAGATCTACCGGACAAAGTACGAACGGAGATCCCGATCAAGCTCGACACCGAAGGGCAACGGGAATACAACCGCATCCTCAACCACTTCGAGGACTGGTTAATCGAGAAGGGGAAAGATCCAGACAAAATCCCGCCGATGGTACAGATGAACTATCTCTGGCAAACTGCTGGGATTGGCAAGGTGAAGATGGTAGCCGAATGGGTCAGGGACTTCCTGGAGAGCGGCGAGAAGCTCGTCCTATTCGCGTTCCACGTCGAGGTACTGGACCTGCTGGAGAAGGTGTTCCCAAACATCAGTGTCCGTGTGGACGGGTCGACGGCGGGGCGGCAGCGAGAGGAGCACATTCTCACGTTTCAGAACGCGAAGAAGACACGCCTGTTCCTCGGTAACATCCGAGCGGCTGGGATGGGTATTACTCTGACAGCAGCGAGCAACGTGGCTTTCGCGGAGTTGCCCTGGACACCGAGCGAGCTGGTACAGGCTGAGGACAGGTGTCACCGGATAGGGCAGGAGGCCGACAGCGTGAACTCGTGGCTCCTGACGGCACGTGGTACGATGGACGAGGTGATGAAGAAGATGCTGGATTCGAAGATGCGGACAGTCGGGCAGGTGGTGGATGGTTCGGCCTCGTCGCTAGACATCCATTCAGACGTGCAGCAGTGGCTACAGAAGGAGACGAAGTGATGAGTGACTGGCAAAGGTTTGAGAGACGGAGTGGGACGTTTCGTCAATGCTCGTTCTGCGGGCACGGACACAGCTGGCAGAACGATGATTTCCCCTGTCTTTCGCCGTCTCCGAGTGGCAGGCTGTGTGCCCGACCGAAAGGACACGACGGACCTCATGTGTCCTGTGGGACAGACTCACACAATCTCGAACGATGGGAGAACAAGAAATGATTCCCTGCAGAGTGAGAACAAATGACGACGAGCTGAAAAGGTATACATGGCCTGAGATGCTCTGTTGCAGGCCACTTCAAGGGGATATGCTCCGGAGTACGACAGATAGGGAAGAAAGACACCACACCAGAATTGCAAAGATCTGCCGAATCGTACACTCGGCCCGTCCTGGTGGAGTACCGATACTCGAAGTGGAGATTACACCGATCAGCATGGCAGCATCGGACCATGCTGGTGAGACAGCGGCTTACTGAGCAGGAGAACGAATGATGAAAAAAGGCACGATCATACTGCTCACCGGGAAGGTGCAGGGCGGGAAGATGACAGTAGCCCAGCATCTCGTAAGCCGCCACGAATACAAATGGGAATCGTTTGTAAGACCGCTTAAACAGGCAATCTGTGAAATAATGGGGACAGGACCAACCCACCGAGAAGACGGGGACCAATGTCTCTGGACAGATCTACTGCTCAGAATCAAACTCACGAACAGCCACAAATGGGTGATCTCTAAAGCAGAGTTCGTAGACAAACTGATACTAGAGGATGTGCCACCAGAACTGACGGAGAGTTTTGACATCTACACAGTTCGGGTCGCGCAAGGTAAATCTGACTTCAACCCTGCCCCTGTAAATCTCCTCCTGGGACACGATGGGACGATTGCCCAGCTGGGGCACAATACAGATTTGATGATGACCATGATTAATGAGGGAAGGGTGTGTCATGAAAGATATTGATTTCGTCAAATTCTGCCGGGACCACGGGGTCGACTACGATACGACGGACAGAGGGTGGATTCAGGTCCGTTGTCTGTCGTGCGGGGACCCGCTGCACCATCTCGGGTTCCACCCTGAGTCAGGCGCCATGAATTGCTGGCGCTGCGGCAAGCAAGATCTCGTCACCTACATTCAGCGTCTAACGTCTGTTTCCCTCGGAGCCGCGTATAGTATAGCCCTCCGCTACAAGACCAGGCACACGGGATTTCTACCATCCCTACAGCGACGTAAGGGAGGAGCCGCTGTGTGCGCTTGGCCCACAGGAACAGGTCTGACTTTGGGAACACCAGCAGCCCGATATCTGGTTGAACGAGGATTTGATGCGAGAAAGACGATGCAAACGCACAGTCTGAAAAGCACGGGACCGACTGGCCCCTACAGATTTCGAATCGTCATTCCGATCAGACTCAACGGAGAACTCGTGAGCTGGCAAACACGGGACTATACCGGGAGACAGGAACCGAAATACCTCACCTGTGCGGAAAGTGACGAAGTCATCCACCACAAATACATGGTCTATGGTGCCGATCAGGCACCGACACACATGCCAATTCTGGTCGTCGAAGGTGTAACGGATGTCTGGCGATTCGGACGTGGCGCTGTTGCTACTTTCGGGACAGGCTGGACGAAGGAGCAGGCAGAGTTTATTGGGGCCAGGTGGAAGAGCATATTCGTCGCCTACGACCCGGAGCCAGCTGCGCAGAAGAAAGCACGGGAGCTGGCGGAGACGATCGAGATCGTGTGCCCAGACTCGGAGGTCATCGTGCTCGATACATCTGAACTGCACGACGGGGATGTGGGAAGCATGAACGCAGGACAGATCAAGGAGCTGCGTGGTATTATTATGTGATTTCTTTACTTTTTAGTTAGATAGTGTATATTATCTATAGAAAGTAACACATACAAGGAGTAAGTAATATGAGCAAGAAACTAGACAAAGCACTGCATCTTCAGCCGTTCCCGGAAGAGCTGAAGAACAAGCTGAAATCCAATGCGGCCCTAAAGGGCATGACACTGAAGGGGCTGATCGTCAAGATCTTCACCGACCACCTGGAAAGGGAAGCGGTGTCCTGAGCGTGGTTGAACCCGCTATGATCCCTTATATATTATCGTTGGTTTTTGAACCCCCTTGTAGCACCGAGGGCCTCATAAAAGGAAATGAATAATGACTTTCAAACGAACTGGATCATCGAGAATCCTCGACGAGCTGAAACGGTGCTACCCTCATTTCGCGCAAGGCGGAACCTTTTATGGCGGCTCGTCGAGGACTTTCGGTGATTTAGGGGATCTCACATGACTCACGGCCAACCGACGAACCAGCCCTGCTACTTCTCTATTCTGCCCGCTAACGTGCGATACGACACCGAAGTGTCTGCCAGTGCCAAACTCCTCTTCTCGGAGATTACTGCACTGAGCAACGTCCACGGGTACTGCTGGGCGACGAACGCCTACTTCTGCAAGCTGTACGGGGTGCGGTCCTACACTGTGACACGGTGGCTGAAGCTCTTGTCGTCGCGTGGTTATATTCGCGTTGCGGTGGACAGGGGCAAGGAGGGTACGGCGAGAACTATCGAGCCATTGCTGGATGCGAAAGGCAACACCGAATGTGAGGGGGGGATAACAAAAATGTTAGGAGGGGGGGTAACAAAAATGTTACCCCCTCTTAGTAATAGTACAAGAAAAGAACAAGAAGACAAAAAAACTAAAGCAAAAAAAGCCAAACCCTCCTTCCGTCAAGAAATACAGAACACCTCCCCGAGAAGAAAACAAGAGGAACAGATTGTTCGCCGGATAGTACAGAAGTGGAACCGTCTCGCAAAGACCACAGGACTTCCCGCCACCCGCACGAATGACCGGCTACACGCGAAGATCATGGCGCGGTGGAAAGACTTCCCCTCCCCGACCTACTGGAAGAAGCTGCTCGAACGAGTTGAACACTCTCCGCACCTGCACGGTGCGAGCTGGTTTTCGTTGCACTGGATCATCAAGAACACGGAGAACACTGAGAAGGTGGCCCGTGGCTGGATGGACTGGAAGAAAGAGAAGCCAGGGAAAACCGCGGACCAACCGGGGCAGAGCGAGAAGGTGACCAAGATCATCGGCGGCATTAAACAGGACCCGGACATCGGGGGGCTGATCCCGGACGAGATCGTGTGTGCTGCTGTGCTCAATTTGGAGAGCTGGTATGTGTCAATTTCAGACCTCGACCGTTCCCGGCTATATGCTGCACTGAATCCGCTATCAAAGGAATACGTTCGGTTCCTGCTCAAGAACGAAAGCTGGGTAGATAACTGGGGCACGAAGATCGTCGGACCGACTGGGATTCTGTGGAAGCGGTTCCTCGAACACCAGACCAAGTCATGCAGCCACACTTTTACAGACGGACGGGAGCTGGGATAAAACCATGGCGAAGATCCGAAGACGGAAGCTGGACTCTACGCGGGAGCGGCTGGTGCTGACCGGGATGATTGTGTCAACACCTTTCCTGAGAACAGTGAGGCAGATGTGGGGAGACGACTGTCTAACCAGTGCCTATGCTCGCACGCTAGCTGAGTGGTGTTTGAACCACTACGAGAAATATGAGCAGGCTCCGGGCAAACTCATTCAGGAAATCTTTTACGAACGGATGGCGAGACTGCAAGAGATTGACCGGGAGCTGATCGAGAAGTTGCTGTCCCGGCTGTCCGACGAGTTCGAACATGCTGACAAGACGAACGTGGACTACCTGATCAACCAGGCGGAGATCCTATTCCGACTGAATCGCATGAGATCCATCCACGAGGACATGGGAATAGCCCTGGACGAGGCAAACCATGAGCGGGCAGAGGAAGCCATCCTCAGATACAAGACGGTTGAGCTGGAGGTCCAGACCTGGATCAACCCGTACACCGATCAGAACGCGATACAGAACGCGATCACAAGAATCGAGGAGCCACTATTCCGCTTCCCCGGTGCGTTCGGCCGAATGGTGAACAGACAGTTCGTCCGAGGTGGGCTCTTTGCTTTCCTCGGTCACGAGAAAATAGGGAAGACATGGGGACTGGATGCGTTAGCCCACCAGGCAGGTAAGTGTCGTTGTAACGTAGTCTTCTTCTCAGCCGGAGACATGATAGAGGGAGAACTGATTCTACGGAAGGGATCGAGGATGACTGGCATCTGCTCGGACCCGGACTTGGTCGGGGAGACTGCTGTGGTGCCAGACCAGATCGTAGAGACAAGCGAAGACGGCAACATGGATGAGCCAGGCTATGAGCTGTTCACTCATGAGGAGACGATGGAGCGGATGATCACACCAGCCGACATCATCAAGGCAGGCAAGCGATATAGCCGACGAATGCGGGGGAAGGACTATCGACAATTCTGTCTCCCGAATGACACGGTATCTGTCGACTTCATCAGGGGCAGGTTGGATATGATGGAAGAAACGGACGGGTGGGTCCCGGACGTGATCGTGATCGACTATGCTGACATCCTTTGCCCAGGCAAAGACTACCCGAAGGAGTTCCGACATCAGGAGAACGCAAAGTGGAAGGATATGCGGCGGCTCGCTCAGGAGCGACACTGTCTCGTAGCAACGGCGACCCAGACTAATGCAGCAGCGTATGAAACGAAGCTATTAACGAAGAGCAATTTCAGTGAGGATAAGCGGAAGATGGCACAAGTCACAGCCATGCTCGGACTGAATCAGACCGAGGCTGAGAAGGAGCTGGGTCTGATGCGAGTGAACTGGATTGCCATGAGGCAGGGACGGTCACGATCTCATCAGGTCTGTACCATGCTTCAGTGTTTGGAAAAAGGTCAATGGCTGCTAGATTCCTACTTTTTACGAAAAAAAGATTCTGCTGTAAGTGTCGACGAATCAACAGGTTAGATAGAAAGTGCTGGGAATGTGTGGTTTTCTTTCCAAAAGTGACTTTACTTATGTGTTATATGTATTACTTTAATTATTAGTGAGAGAGAAACACAAGCAAGGAGAGAGCAAGATGAAGATCCAAATCGAACTCAGAGACACCAGCAGAGTGCGTGACACCGTCACCGGGCATAGTAGGGACAACATGATTCGTCGCATGTTTGGAAGCACTGCGAGAGGAATCAATGTGAGAATGGGTGCCCCCTTAACTATCGTGAACAACCAAGGGCAAGTTCTCGGACAGGCCATCTTCTATGAGGTGTGAAAAGAGCAAGGAATAAGGAACAAGCAGTCCAACAAAAAACAGAAACCGGAACGAGAACAGGCAGAAGCAAGGAGAAAGAGACAATGTACAAGAAACTGCAAAAGATCGTGAAAGCACTGGCCGAAATCGTCGGAGAGAAAGTCAAAATCGTCGGGGCCAAGAAAGACGCCCTGTACGAGTCTGCCAAAGTACTGGCGAAACAGGTCACGGACAAGGACGGGGGCCTCGACGCGATCCCTGAGGATGTGTGGGACATGATGGTTGAGCTGAAGCTGGCCAAGAATGAAGAGACGACTGAAACACCTGACGACACCGAGACGGAAACTGACACGGAAGAGACCACCGAAGACGAAACCGTGGATGATGGCGCCCCCCACGGCGAGAAGATCGTTGACGGGGAGTCCGACCCGGAGCCGGAAGGGCTGTCCGCAGTGGACACCGTCGCCCTTGCGGAAAAGGTGAACGCGGTCATGCTCTTCCCCGCGGAAGAGTCAATCCAGACCGAGGGTGAGGAACCCGAAAACATCCTGAAGGAGATCACAGACGTCCTCGGTGAGATCGAGGAAGGCGATTTCATGAAGCGGAAGGGACAGGCATACTTCGACAAGAAGGACATGGCCAAGCTCGCAGCGATCGGCTGCAAGGCAGCGATCAAAGCCCAGAAGGTCACGGCCCCGGTGAAGGGGAAGAAGGTCACGGAGACCACGGAGACGACGAAAGCCCCGAAGAAGACCACTGGGCCTTCTCAGACGGACATCATCCGGAAGGGGATCAAGAGTAAACACACCAGGGAAAAGATCGTGGAAACCCTGGTCTCCACCTTCGATGGCAAGCCGGCGTGGGCCAATGCCCGGATGAAGATGTACGAAGGGGCATACGGAGTGATGGGCAAAGACGACAAGAAGATTGGATAAAGGAAGACACCTCCCAGGACCCAGTCGGCTCCAGGCTGGGTCCTGGGAAGGACCGATGGTCATGAAAGTACTCGCCATAGATTTCGACGGAACGGCTACTGTGTGTGTGGAACGCGTGAACAAGCTGTATGAGGACCCGGAGAATCTCATCATCATCCACACAGCACGCAGTAGCCGTATCCGGGGACGGACAGAGAGAGAGCTGGACGCCCTGGGCATCAGATACCACGCACTCGTGATGGACAAGCTGAGAGCGGACGTGTATATCGACAACAAGAATGCAGGAGGGTTATCGTGGGACCTACAATAGTCAATCTCTTCAGCGGCGGGATGGACAGCGTGGCAACGGCCATGGTTTTCCCTTGCGACCTCCTGTTGCACATCCAGATTGGAACCACGGACAACGTCTGGGAGACGGAGAGGGTCCGGGGGATTGCCAAGAGCCTGGGACGACCGCTCGAGATCGTTTCCCTCGACCTGAGCCGCTGGGAACTACCGAACAAGATCATCCCGTTTCGCAACCACATGCTTGTCCTCACCGCAGCACAGTACGGGAACACGATCCACATGGGGGCAACGGCCGGGGACACGACACGCGACAAAGACTTTCACTTCGTCTCAGACATGGAACAGGCCCTCAACTATTTTGGCAGCGGACCGACAGAGAAGCGTCCTCCACACGGGGAGCCGGACTACCATGTATCGCTTCCGTTCAGGACGAGGACCAAAGGGGAGATTGCGCAGATCGTCGACCGGGACACGGAATACTCGGCCCTGGAACTCCTGTCCTGGAGCCGGAGCTGCTACGAAGGGGCACAGGATAAGGAATGCGGGCAGTGTCGGGCCTGCTTACGGAAGTACGTGGCTATGAGAGCCGTGCTGGGACATCATCACGTCGCAGATCACTTTCAGAATGACCCTCGTTCCTTCCTTCCCCAGATGATCGAAGAGTCGGAGAGGAAGGGCCGTTGTGGCAGAGAGATCACGGAACTGAAGTTGGCGGCCGAGGGAGCAGCTGCAAAATGATCAGAAGAGCAATATTAGCAACCGGGGGCATCGACAGTACGGTGCTGATATATAAGGAGACAGCCGAGAGGAGGCGGGTGGATGTCATCACTGTGGACTATGGACACATAGCAGCAAAAAAGCAGGTTGAATTGCTTCAGTGGCACTGTTCTCATCTGGGTCTGAAGGAGCCGACAGTGCTCCACTTTCGTTTCCCTCCGCCCCTGTGTGAGACAGGGCTTTTCGAAGAAGGGGGAACAAGCAAAGATCCCGACCCCCTTGGGAACTGGAACGAGGTTCGGTATGGTGACTTCTTCATAGAAAGCCGGAACGGGGTTATGGTGCTTCTCGCCATGGGGTTGTGCAGCGTCTCCCGTATCGACGAGCTTTTGGCCGGGTATCTCATGAGCGAAAAGGAATGGGAACAGATATGGAGTTATCGTCTGTCCCGCCAAGATAATACCCCGTCCTTCGTGGATGCCATTAACACCCTCACCCAACATGGTCTCCGCCATCCCACACGTTTGCGGGCTCCATATCTGGAAGAAAGAATGGACAAGAACGCAGTGATCGAACTGGGAAAATCTTTGGGGGTCCCATTCGACAAGACCTACAGCTGCTACTTCGTTCCCGAGTGTGGTGTTTGTGACAACTGTCTTCTGCGAAAGAAATATCTGTTAGGAGAAGAGAAGTGACAAGCAGGAAAGACTACTCGGCATCAGAATTCAAGCGGGACGTCGATGTCCTGTGCCTGACGATCAAAAGGGGAGGAGCCCACTATGAGGGTGTGTATGGCGTGCCAAGGGGCGGGTGTACTCTTGCCCTGGCTGTATCAGCTCGTCTGGAACTCCCTCTGTTCGACGACATCCCGGACGGCCCCCACCCTTCCTTGATCCTAGTCGTGGACGATGTGGTGGATAGTGGGAAGACTCGAAAGCTGTACGGTGCCCACCCCTTCGCTTGCCTCCACAGGAAGAACACCGATGTCCCGTGCTACTTCGTCCACGACGAAGTGAAAGACTGGATCGTGTACTGGTGGGAGGGAAGTGAATCCGGCTCCATCCACGACACCGTCACCCGGCAACTGCAATTCCTCTGCGAGGACGTAGACCGGGAAGGGCTGAGAGGGACCCCGGAGAGAGTGGTCCGCAGCTGGAAAGAACTCTACGCCGGCTACCAAATGAAGATTGAGGATCTGCTCACCGTATTCGACGACGACTCCTGCGACGAGATGGTCGTGCTCAAGGACATCGAGATGTTCAGCACCTGCGAACACCACCTCCTCCCGTTCTTCGGACGGGCTCATGTGGCCTACATCCCGAACGGCCGGGTTATCGGCGTATCGAAATTGGCCCGTATCGTCGAGATGTACGCCAGACGGCTCCAGATACAGGAAAGGATCGGAAAGCAGGTTACAGCAGCCCTCATGGCTCATCTGGACCCGTTGGGGGCTGCGTGTGTGATCGAAGCTCAGCATCTGTGTATGATGGCCCGCGGGGTCGGGAAACAGAACAGCACAATGGTGACGAGCAGCCTCGAAGGGGTATTCCGTTCGGACGACAAGAGCAGGGCAGAGCTGATGAGGCTGATAGGATGAAGATCTTTTTGGTGCATCCCTTACCATATGGGGAAGAAATGCAGAACCTGGAGGAGTCGAGCAACTGGCTGTATTCCTATTCTCGTTCCCTATTTGGAAAAGGGATAAACGACAAGTGCTGGGAGTTGCTTCGTCGTTACAATCAGGAAAGAAAAGAGAAAAAGAAATGAAGGTTTTCCTAGCCGGAAACACAGCTCTGGTAAGCAGAGAGAGAGAGATCTTCGACAAGAGTCGGGGACGCCTGTTCTCGTACCACCACTGCCTCCCCGGAGGGATAAACGACAAGTGCTGGAAGTTGGTCGTCGACATAACCCGGAGACAGAAGAATGAAGGTGTTCCTAGCCGGAGACGCATACGGGAAAGAGAGAGAGAGAGAGTGGAATCAAGTAATCCGAAACAGGTTGGTTTCCTTCCACTTGATAAAGGACAAATGGCATGAAGTGCTTCATGGCAGGAAAGAACGGAAACTTGACGTCCTATGACGGTACTATGAGAAACAGGATGCTTAGTTTTGTGTCACCTTATCGTGAGCCAATACTAAGAGAGAGAGAAATACACAGCAATGAAGTGCTTCATGGCAGGAAATTGTGGGGGCAACGTGAAACAGAACGACCCAAACATCACGACCGGCGTGAACCGGATGAGAAGTTTCATCGTATTGCGGACACAGGGGAAAAATCGTCAAGAGAGAGAGAGATACATGAAACCAGCTAAAGAACTCTTCGTGGACAGCGGGGCATACTCGGCCTGGAACCAGGGTGTCGAGATCAATATCCAAGAGTACATCGCGTTCATCAAAGAACACGAAGACATGATCGACGTCTATGCAAATCTGGACGTGATCGGGGACGCCGAAGCAACTTGGAAGAATCAGCTCATCATGGAAAAGGCTGGACTCTCCCCTCTTCCCACCTATCACTACGGGGAGTCAATCGTGTTCCTCAGACGCTACCTCGACAGAGGACATGACTACATTGCGCTCGGAGGGACGGTGGGTGTCAGCAAGCAGATGGTGGTCTCGTGGTACGATAGAATATGGAAAGAGGACATCTGTGACAAAGACGGAATGCCGAAGGTCAAAGTCCACGGATTCGGACTGACCACCATCCCCCTCATGCTTCGTTATCCGTGGTACAGTGTGGACAGCACGACTTGGGTGGTAGTGAGCCGGATGGGCGGAATCCTCGTTCCCAAACTCAACGAATCTGGGGACTGGGATTTCTGCAAAGTTCCGATGGTCGTCCCGGTCTCGAACAAGCCCAGTAAGAAGAGCCCACCGAAGAGACACATCGGAACCCTCTCAACGGAGGTCCGCAAGATCGTGGACAGGTATGTGTCGGAGATGGAGTTCACCCTGGGGAAGAGCGATTTCCGATCAGTGCAAGACGGATACGAGCTGAAGGAGGGGGAGCGGTGGACAGGGAAGAAGGCAGAGCTGGTCGTTGAAACCGTGCTCGAATCCGGTCTGGCAAACAGATATCAGGACCGGGACATCCTGAACGTCCTCTACTTCGAGAACATGCAGGATCAGTGGAGGAAGTGGCCCTGGCCCTTCCGACCGAAGATCCAGACCCAGAGATTCCCGGTATGAAGATCTTCCCAGCATCAGGAGCACCAGGAAATGAGCCGGGACTGGAGCGAGAGGTGGTCCGGCGTCTCTTCTCTTATCATCATATAGCCGAGAAGATGTTCGGTTGTGATACCGCCTGGGATTGGTACAAAGAAAACAAAAGGAGCGAGCATGAAAATCAAGCGGACAGAGTTTCTTGACACACTGAAGACGGTGGCCCCCGGTCTGGCCAGTCGGGAGATCTTGGAGCAGACCGCGTCGTTCATCTTCACCGACGGAATGGTGTCGACGTTCAACGACGAGGTGAGCATCTCCCACCCGATCGATCTGAACTTCCGATGTGCTGTCCCGAACGAGGAGCTGACGAAGCTGCTGAACCGGCTGAGGACGGAAGACATCGACGTGGAGCTGGACGCCTCGGTCCTGAAGATACGGACCAAGAACAGCCTGGGTGAGATCAACGTGCAGACGGACATCACCTGCCCGATCGAGGAGGTCCCGAGGCCAACGAAGTGGTGGAAGATTCCCGCGGGCTGGTCCGAAGCGATCAACTGGTGCAAGACGACGATCTCGAAGGACCTGAGCCGTCCGACACTGTGCTGTATCCATTTCAAGGGAAACGCCGCCACCAGTACCGACAGCTTCCGTGTCATGGCCGCGACCATGAAAGGCAACGTCAGACAGGAGTTCTTGCTCCCTGCGAAGGCAATCCCAGAGCTGGCAAAGCAGGTGTACACGGGATGCTGTGTGAAGGGTGGCTGGGTGAACCTGAAAACGGCAGAAGGTGCTGTCCTGTCCTGCCGAACCTTCGGGGACGACTTCCCAGATCTCCTGAGCATGATCAGCATCGAGGAGCCCAAGCACTTCACCCCACCGGACGGGCTGGCTGACTCCGTGAGGAAAGCCAGTGTGTTCACAGAGAACGAGGACTTCGAAGCCGATCGGTTCGTCCTCCTCCAAGTGAAAACGGGCAAGGCGATGGTGTCCGGGAAGAGTGTGACAGGCCGATACCGCGAACGCATGGTGACGTCCTACGAGGGACCCGACTTCAGCGTTCATGTCAACCCCTCATTTCTCCTGCAGGCATGTGAGTTGGGAGCCAAGTTCCTGATAGGAGACGGCAAGCTGGTCATCGAGAACGAGCAGTTCGTACACGCAATTCTTTTGGCGGAGTAAAGACAAATGCAGCAGGGATCGTTCTTTAACACAAAAGAGATCTCGGATCTGACGCAGAGCGGCATGGCCCGATGTGGATCGTGTGGCCTGTGGGCGGATTGTATCTCCCCACGGATGGGGGCAACCGGAGAAGGCAAGAAAGGAATACTGATAGTTGCAGAGGCGCCCGGACAGACTGAGGACAGACGGAACGAGCAGCTCGTCGGGGAAGCTGGTGCTGTCCTGCGAGCCAAGCTCAAAGAGCTCGGCGTTGACTTGGAGCAAGACTGCCGAAAAATCAACGCGGTGAACTGTCGGCCACCAAAGAACAGGACACCGACAGACGCGGAGATAACAGCCTGTCGACCGATGCTGTTCGACGAGATGAAGAGATGGGAACCAAAGCTGGTTCTGCTCCTTGGGAACTCTGCGATCCGGGCCTACCTCGGGCACAGGTGGCGGAAGCGGCTGGAAGGCGTCTCTCGGTGGCGAGGATACCTGATCCCGGATTGGGAGAACAGGTGCTATGTACTCGCGACCTACCACCCCTCGTTCCTGCTCAGGAGCAAGGGACGGAAGGAGCTAGATCTCGTTTGGGGCCAGGACATCGGAAAGGCCCTCGGTGCGCTGGCGAAAGCACCTCTCACGGACAGGACTTTCGAGGACAGAATCTGTACGGACTACGACACGGCCATGAACCACTGCAAAAGCATGTTCCAAGGTGACGACAAGACCCTCGTGGCGTTCGACTACGAGACAAGTGGACTGAAACCACACGCGAAGGGCCACAAGATCCGAACTGTATCGTTCGGCTGGGATGATGGGCAGGTGGACGCTTTCGAATTGGATCACGAGGCAAAACGGATGCTGCTCCGGTTTTTGATGGAGTCCCGCTTCCGCAAAGTCGCGAGCAACATGGCCTTCGAGACCGCCTGGAGCTGGCACATCCTCGGAGTACCTGTCCGGGGGTGGGTGTGGGACACCATGCTCGCTGCCCACTGTCTTGACCAGCGGCCAAAGGTCACGAGCATCAAATTCCAAGCGGCTATCCGGTACGGAGTATTCGACTACGACAGCGAGATTGAGCCGTACCTGAAGGCAGACGGAAAGGACTCCAACGCAGTGAACCGAATTGACGAGGCTCCGCTCGACAAGCTCCTCTACTACAATGCGATGGACAGCCTGTTGGAATTTGACGTGGCGGTGGATCAGAGCAGAGAGATGGGGGTTGACCTATGGACACTGTAATGAAACCAAGCACACCGGCAGCATACAGGCTTCTGCACGATGGGATGATGGCTCTGTCCTTCGCCGAGAGGGTCGGGATGCGGGTCGACGTTGAATACTGTGAGGAGATGCTTCGCGGACTGGACGCGAAGGAGAAAGCAAACGAGCAGGCAATCAGGGACACCCACCACGGGAAGATCTGGGCCGGGCAGTATGGCACCAAGACGAACATCGACAGCGACAAGCAACTGATCTGGCTCCTGTTCAAACGACTCGGGATCAAGCCAGAGAAGATGACGGCGGGGAACCAGCCCGCAACCGATGCGAACGCCTTGCGGAAAGTCGACTCGCCCCTCATCCCGCTACTCCTCGAACGTCGCAAAATTCAGAAGACGGGCGGCACCTACTTGAAGTCAATCCTGCGAGAGCAGGTGGACGGGGTTCTCCGTCCTCACTTCAACCTGCACCTAGCCCGGACGTTCCGGTCGTCTTCGAGCGATCCCAACTTTCAGAACATCCCTGTCCGAGACCCTGAGATGGGCAAGATCGTCAGGCGTGCTTTCCTTGCCAGTCCGGGTTGCCGATTCACGGAGCTGGACTACGGTGGACTGGAAGTCAGAATCGCCGCCTGCTACCACAAGGACCCGACGATGGTGAAGTATCTGAAGACAGGGTACGACATGCACCAGGAGCAGGCGATGCGGTTATTCGTGCTCCCTCGGGAAGAGGTCTCGAAGATGACACGGTTCGCGGCGAAGAACGGGTTCGTGTTCGCAGAGTTCTACGGAGACTATTGGAGAGACTGCGCGCGCAGCCTGTGGAACATGATCGACGATCTCAAGCTGGCAACAGTGACGCACAAGACCCCGCTGAAACGCTGGCTGCTCGCAAAGGGGATCACCCACCTCATTTCCCGTACCGAAGCAGGGGGCAAGCCGACGGACAGGGCTTCCTTCGAGCACCATGTCTTCACGGTCGAGCGTTACTTCTGGGACAGGACGTTCCCGGTCTACGACTCGTGGCGGACTGCTTGGTGGGAAGAGTACAGGAAGCAGGGCTGGTTCCAGATGAAAACGGGCTTCACCTGCCATGGCGTCTTCAAACGAAACGACGTGATAAACTACCCTGTGCAGGGGGCCGCGTTCCACAGGCTGCTCCGAGCATACATCGACCTGACCAAAGCGATGCTGAAAGCGAAGATGAAATCTCATCTGATTGGACAGATCCACGACTCGATCGTGGGTGATATCCGGGAGGAGGAGTTCGACGATTACCTGGCGATGGCCGAGAAGATCATGACGAAGAACCCGAAAGGCTGGGACTGGATCACTGTCCCACTGGAGATCGAAGCAGAAGCAAGCCCCGTGAACGGTAGCTGGCATGAGAAAAAGGAGGTAGGAAAGTGAGCGAGAGTACCGAGATAAAATTTGGTGACGAGGTAAGCTTCGAGCTTGGGTGTGGGAGGATGACTGGTCATGTAACGAAGGTGAACACGAATACTATCTGGGTCGTGGTGGGAGAAGGTGGTCCAGAAGTCAAACGTCACAGAGTAAAACATAACGTCAAGAAGGTCAAGTAATGCTCTACCAGAAACACAGGCCGACCGACTTCTCCGGGATCGTGGGCAACGTGTCCACGGTGAAGGGGTTGTCACAAGTGCTCTCCCAAGAGGAACACCCCCACGCATTCCTGCTGCACGGGCCTCACGGTTGTGGGAAGACCACGATAGGCCGGATCATCAAGAACGTGCTCGAATGTCACCGGGACGACTTTCACGAGATGGACACGGCTGACTTCCGTGGGATCGACAGTATGAGAGAGATTCGCCGGAAGGTCCATTTCAGGCCGATGGCTGGTCCGTGCCGGGTGTGGTTGCTAGACGAAGTTCATCAAGTGACGAAGGACGGGCAAGACGCCCTGCTGAAGGCGCTGGAGGACTGTCCGAAGTTCGCCTACTTCGTCCTCTGTACCACCAACCCGGAAAAGCTGAAGAAGACGATACGGTCTCGGTGTGCTCAGTATGAAGTCCGTCCTCTCGAAGAGCGGGAGATCGGGCAGATCCTGATGAACGTCTGCAAGGCCGAGAAGACACGCCCACCGAAGGACGTGCTGAAGAAGATCGCTCTGGAGTCAATGGGTAGTCCGCGAGACGCCTTGGTCATGCTGGAGCAGATCATCGGGATGGACGAAGCCGACATGGAGGACGCGGTTGCGCGGTTCGCGTCGGAGCAGAGTGAGATCAACAAACTCTGCCAGGCGTTCCTGAAGGGCAAGACGTGGAAGGAGGTTGCGAAGATTCTTGGGGAAATCAAGGCAGAGCCAGAGTCAGTGCGTCGAGCTGTGAACGGATACATGGACGTCGTTCTGTGTAGGAGTGGCAACCCGGTCGCTCGTGACGTGATGTACTACTTCCGGGACAACTATTTCGACAGCAATCACGCTGGCCTAACGGCGTCTTGTTATGACGTCTGCAACCCACCAGAATAGAGGAGACGAGAGATGGACAAAGAAATGAGATTTGAGGAGCTGATCGAGATCGACCCGCTCGCTCTCGACAAGGAGTGGCGAGATCAACCGAAGCTGTTCCTGATGGTCGCCCAGCAGCTGGCGGAGATGAGGGCTATGCTCGACAACGAAAAGGAGCAGCTGTCTTTCCTTATTGGCAAGACGGCTTTGGACTTCCGCATGAACCCGGAAGCACACGACCTGCCCCAAGGGAGCCGGGGTGTTACGGACTCGACGGTCACGGCCGCTTTGGACACCGACTTGGACATACTGACCAAGAAAGAAGAAGTTCGGAAAGTACAGGAAGCCCACGACAAGACGAAGGCCGCGGTGGAAGCCTTCGATGAGCGCAAATATGCCTTACAGGGTTTAGTATCACTGCACGGGCAGTCTTACTTCGCGACACCGTCGGAACCGAAAGACCTGAAACCCGGAGCCGGACAGGAGTTGAGAGATAAGCAAAGGACAGCGAGAGTGAGACGACGGAGAACGAGACAAGCCGAGTAACGAACCAACGAACCAACGAGAGAAGGAGACTGGGAATGGCTACACGAAACAGACGCGGATCATCGGGCAGGCAGAGACGCGGATCGGACCGTGCGTTGCAGCGGCAGAGGGCACACGAGCACCGGGCGGGAACATCGTCCCGGTTTCTCGATCTTCCAGCCGATGTTGAAGAGTGGGCACCCGAGGAAAAGGGTTCCTACATGTTCGACGTACTGCCCTACGAGGTGACGAAAAAGAACCATCCGGACGACATCAAAGTCGGGGAAATCTGGTATCGCCGAGGCGTCTTCGCTCACTTCAATGTGGGTGTGGACAAGAAGGCCCTGGTGTGTCCCCGGAAGACACTCGGTCTTCCTTGCCCGATCTGTGAACGGAGGGACCACCTCTGCGAAGAAGACTATGACCAGAACGAGGAGGAGATCAAGCAGATCAAGCCGAAACACCTGGAAGCCTTGAACATCGTCCTCGACGGTGAGGTGAAGGTGTTCCTGTTCTCAGCGTTCAAGTTTGCAGACAAGCTCGAAACGGAGATGGATGAAGGTGAGGAAAAGAACCTCGGGTTCGAAGACCCGGATGACGGCAAGACCCTGAAGGCTCGGTTCCTCACGGAGAAGTTCATGGGCAAGGACTTCCTGAAGTGTGACCAGATCACCTTCCGGGACCGGGACCCGATCTCCGATGAGCTGCTTGACCTGGCTGTCAAGCTAGATGACGTGATCGTGGTCAAGAGCTACGACGAGATCAAGGCTGTGTTCCTCGGGCTGGACGAGCCGGAGGGTGAGGACAAGGAGGAACCCGACGAAGACGAGGAACAGTACGAAGAACTGGTGATCCCGGAAGGGCACATCAAATGCCCGGCGTGTGAGGGCTCGGGAGAGAACAGCCGCGGACGGACCTGTGATCCGTGTGGTGGTCTGGGTCACATCGAAGACAAAGACGAAGAGACGGAGGAGAAGCCGAAGACCCGCAAACGTAGGGCAAAGCCTGTCCCGGTCGAAGAGGAAGAGGAAGAGGAAACCCCTCCCCCGCGCAGACGACGCTCCAAGCCTGCCGAGAAGGAC